TGTTTTAGTCATGACAGTGCTAGAATATACTAACAACTTAATACAGTTGTTAAAGACCAATCCTGAAGTGGAAGACTATCAGGTGATTTATTCTCAAGATGATGAGGGCAATAGCTTTGGTAGAGTGGTATTCACTCCTACAGTGATGGGTACTGATAGTTTAGACAATCAGCACATTCAAGCTAAAGCTCCTGTTCTTGAAGGAGAGAAACCGAATGTATTATGTATAAATTAATATTATGAACTGGAATAATTTTAAAGAAAACTTTCATCCATCGTGGCATGATAAAATGAAACCATTTATAGAGAGCAATGAATGTGATGAGATATATGCATTCTTGAAGAAAGAGAGTAAGAGGGGCAAGGAGATTGCTCCTCTGTCATCTCAGGTCTATAGATGTTTCAAAGAGACACCACTGGATGAGGTGAAGGCAGTGATTGTGGGCATGTGTCCCTATCACACATTTAAAGATGGGCTACCTGTAGCAGACGGATTACTAATGGGATGCTCTGTAACAGGATATGTACAACCCTCGTTAGCTAATTTCTATAAGGCACTAGAGACTGAGTTTCATAGGGGACTAAACCTCAACTATGATGCATGTCCTGATGTAGCTTATCTAGCAAATCAAGGAGTTCTAATGCTTAATGTAGCGCTCACCACTGAGAAGAACAAAGCTGGTAGTCACATAGCTGCATGGGAACCATTCACAAAATACTTATTTGAAGAGGTTCTCAATCATTTAGGTGTACCTTATGTCTTTCTTGGTAAAGATGCAGCTGCATATAAGAAATATACAGGAATATTCACACATGTATTTACATTGAGTCATCCAGCTAGTGCCTCTTACAAGGGTGTAGACTGGGACTCAGAAGGTGTATTTACAAAGGTGGACACATTAATTTATGAAACTAACGGATATAGCATCAGCTGGCTAAAAGATTGTGAAGATCCATTTTAAAAAACAAAAACATGATACAAGGAACATTAACAAAAGATCCTGGAATTTTAAAACCAGGAGATGAAATAATTACTAATGGGTCAGAAATGAGATATTATATAGTGGAAGAAGTTCCACGAGTTAGTAAAACAAATACATGGGGTAACGGTCAAACACGATATGTTGCTGTAAAATGTAGAGTTGCTATGGAATTTAAAACTTCTACAGGTTTTAACGCTTGGAATAAGACACCTTGGACTAGAACTTGGAAAACTTATGAGTTTAGAGTGCCTAATGAAAACGATCCAATAACAAAAGTGGATTTAAATTTTAAACAAATATATATAACTAATAGACATGATAATGGACAATAACGTAAACAGACCCATTAAAATGGAAGATCTCGAAATAGGAGATGAAGTAATTGTACGAGGTGTAGACCTTAACTACATGCAGGTTGTAAGAAAACCAAAACAGAAACAATACAAACATTACGATGGAACAACCTACATGGGATGGACAGCATCTGTTTGTAATAGAATCAACAGCAAGTTTGGACAAAGACATGCAGATGATAAAGAAAACGTAAGATTTGATTTTGATTATAAATCAATCTGGTTAGTAAAGAGAGAACAATAATTAATAAATAAATAGTAAAATGCGATTAGAAAAACAAAAACAGGCACATGTTCTATACTCAGGACAGAAAAATGAGAGTATAGGTATGTCACTAGACATGGATTCTGCACAAGTATTGATGCAGATGTTAAGTAAGAACCTTTATTCAGATTCCATAGGTTCAACTATTAGAGAATGTGCAAGTAATGCACTTGACAGTCACAGACGAGCTGGAGTTAACAAGCCCATAATTGTGTCGTTGGTTCAGAATGATTCCAACAACTGGGAATTTTCTGTTGAAGATTTCGGTACAGGTTTAGATCATTACGATGTAAAAAATATCATTAGTAAATATGGTAAGTCTACTAAACGTAACAGTGATACAGAACTTGGAATGATGGGTCTTGGTTTCAAGGCTCCTCTAGCTTATGCCAGTAGTTTCTATTTTACATGTAGAAAAGATGGTATGGAGCGTAAGTATATGATGTATGAAGGTGAAGAAACTAATACCATTGACCTAATTTCTGAAACAGATACTACAGAAGGCAATGGTGTAAAAGTTATTGTACCTATAAAGTGGGGTGATAGACATGATTTTCTAAAGAAGATCAAACAACAGCTTGCATACTTTGAGGATGTATACTTTAATGTAGATGATGTTGACAATAATTTTACTATTCACAGATCTAAATTGTTTCAGTTTTCTGAATTAGCTGATGATGACAAATTGCACATTTGTCTTGATAATGTTTATTACCCTATTGATTTTGATAAATTAGGAATAGACACTCTGTATATTCCAGTAGGATTAACATTTAAAATAACAGATGGATTATTTCCAACTCCTAACAGAGAATCTTTAATTTATACAAAGGAAACTAAATCAAAAATCCTTAAAAAATTAGCTGAGTTTTCTGATTACTTTGTAGAAAAGTATAATGAGAATGTTACAGACGGTGATGATGTTAAAAGTTATCTAGATTATTACTATAACTCTTCAAGAGAAGTACAATTGCATGGAAAAGTTGTTGATCTTAATAATTTAAAGAATTACATAACAGTTCCTTTTGCAAAACCAAAACTTGAAGGAGTAGACAATTGGGATATTTCTACATTTTCTAGACATGAGTTTAATTATCTTTTAGGAGAATACAAATGTAGCTATAGGTATGAAAATACTAGAATGTATCAGGTGAAAGAGAGTAATTGGGGAAGATCTGTAAGTTGGAATGATATGGACAAATACTCTTTTAGAATGCAGGACGGAATGAGGGGTCATAAAAAGGCATACCTTAGAGAGCTGTGTGAAGACGTGGTTACTGCACCAAGAGTAGACGGACGAAACGTTAGTAGAGTTTCATTTATTCGTAAGACAAAGTCTTATCCTCTAAGAGCTACCAACAACAAAGATAATTACTATGACATATTAAAGTTAATTAATTACCCTAAGTCTCAATGGAGATCAGTAATTAAAGACTTTCAGTATGTTGAGTCATTGTTGCTGAACCCTATCAAAGATGCTGATTTAATCACCCCTCCTCAACAATGGATAGATGATAGAAAAGCTAACACTGCATCTAAGATGCGAGCTACTAAAGCTGCTAAAGGTGAAAAGGTTGAAGGAGATTTTACTTGTAAATTAGCTGAACAACTTCTTAGATATAATGATGGTAGAAATTGTAAGTTTGTTTCACATCGTATTAATATTGAAGCGATAGAAACAGGGGGAGATACATATGTATACACTAATCATGATGATTATATGAAGCTTGATGACTTGTTTGAGGAAACTCAGAGAATGCCTATAAAGTATATTACATTTTCACAAAGAGAATTAGATGCTTTAAGTAAGTCTCCTAAAGTTACTAACTTAGTTTCGTATGATGATTTTATAAATGGTGATGAAATGTTTGTTAGATTTATAACAGCTTTATATTGTCATAGGTTTATACAAACTAAAGACATTTCTGATATCTTTGATAAATGTGATGACATAGATAAAGTTAAAACTAAATTATCAGCCCAGTTAAAAGAAGTTCAGGAGTATTGCAGAGCTTATATTAAAGGTGGTAGGTGTGAATCTTATAAACATGGATATAAGCTACTCGATCACGCTGAAGAGAATAATTTATTTAATGCTAAAATTTATGATTTAGTACAGGAATTAGAATCTTTCTTTATAGAGCATCCTTATGTAAATAATATTGCTTCTGTTTTGGGTAGTCATAGACAACAACTTGGTCTTTTAGATTGCTTAGCGCAATTATTTAAGTGCAATGGTGTTCCCATAAATTCTTACTATCAATTTGTGAAGCATAAACAAGAAGAACAAGAACAAGAATAATAATTAACAATTAAATACAATTAAAAATGAGTAAATTTCTAAGTTTAGAGTGGTTCAAAAATAAAGTGGACCACTCAATTGAAAAGGTTATCGAGAGAAAACTTGATAAATTAGTTGAAGAGGTAGACAACGATAGTTCTCCTCAAGAAAATCCGTATAAAAGTATAAAACTAGTAAACGATGTGCTTACTGTTGTACTACATGATAATTCTATAATATCTAAAGTAAATGCTACTGAAGATGATTATCATGCTGCAGAGTCAGCTGTTACTATTGGAGATCTCTACACAATCGTTAGTGACCCTAACGTTGCTTCTGAAGTTGCAGAGAAAGATAGATCAGAAAGAAGATTAAAGGCTCTTAGAAAGGGCCTTGTGATGCTAGAAGAAAGTGGTGAGTTTGTCCTTGATGGAGATTCAGTTTACTTTAAAGGTATATCTAGATCTTTACCACAGTTGCTTGTGGAAGAATTAATTGAAGCTGTATCAGAGGCACAGTCACTCAATGTGCCTCTTAATGAGCATGACGAGTACCAATCTCTGAAGCGCTTCTTTATGTGGTGTGCTCTTAATCCAAGAGCTGAAGTGGCACATGAGTTATACAGATTTCTAAAGGAGAACAGCTTTCGTATTACTAAGCAAGGATTCTTTGTAGCATTACGTAATGTTGTTACTCTTCACGGATCTCCACAGCTTGTACACTTTATCTCTAACACTTACAACAAAGTAAAAGCTGTTTGGAAGAAGAGTCCAGATGACTATACTGTATTCTTAAAAGACGGTGTGTACAATTTGATTCATGATGATAAGTTATATAATGAAGAAACACATACCAGTACTGTTTGTCCAGATTGTGATGGTGAAGGTGGTTATTATGATGAGGGTGATGATTATGGAGATGATGAAGATGAGTTCCGTGAAGAAGGATGGGTAGATTGTGAATTGTGTGATGGGTCAGGTGAAGTGGAAGAATATGAATATACAACTTCTGTAAAAGTAGATCATGGAGAAGAGATAGGTAAACTTACAGCTCTCTATCTAGATCTACCTAACAGACATGAGAATCGTTTTACAGATGATTGGACTAAAACATTTGACATACGTATTGGTAAAGTGGTAAACATGCCACAGGAAGATTGTAACTGGTCAACACAAGATTGTGCTGCAGCTGGTTTACATTTTACTTCTGACCAGATACATTATGTAGGATGTGGTGATCAATCTGTTCTTGTTCTTATTAACCCTATGAAGGTGGTTGGTATTGGTGCACACAAAGGTAGATGTTTTGAGTATTTACCAATTATGACTGTGCCTAGAGAAGAAGCAACAAGTATTCTTCATGACAATCAGTTTGATACTCTTCAGTTAGATGAGGTATATGCTGTACGTGAACTTGATAATTTGCAAAATAAAGCCAAACAAGGTTTTGCAAAAGAATCTAACAAGTATGAGTTTAGCTTACCAAACATATCTTCTGTAGATGTCCGTAACATCATTGGAAGTCTTGAAGAGATGAAAGCTGAAATTACTGCAAGAGTTCGCATGGTAGATTAATAAATTAGGGGATAACATTTATTTGAATTATATTTGTTATCCCTTTAATTTTAAAATTATGGCAAAAAAAACAATAAAAAAACCAAGAATAGCTCGTACTAGAAACGCTGGCACAATGACAGAGTCCATGTTTTGGTCTATGTTAAGAAGTGCACTTAGGCAAAAAAGTAGATGGTGGAAACCAATTGGTGAGTGTAAAAAGTTAGCTCAGCGAGCATACAAAGGTCCTAACAAAAGACAGAAGTGGGAATATGAATGTAACAAGTGTAAAAGTTGGTTTAAAGCAGACGCAGTTAATGTAGATCATATAGAGCCTGCAGGAAGTTTAAACTGTTCAGAAGACTTAGCTCCATTTGTAGACACACTCTTTTGTGAACAGGAAAACTTACAGGTGCTTTGTAAAACTTGTCATGATCAAAAAACACAATTAGAAAAACAATTAAAGCAATTTAAAAAGAAGAAAGATGGATAAAGAATTATTAAGAGAAATAACTCAACCAAGTCACTATAACTCACTGAATACATTAGATGTAATAGACTTTTGTCATCAGTATAACATCTCCTTTTCAAGAGGTAACGTAATTAAGTATCTCGTTAGAGCAGGTCGTAAAGGTAGTGAGTTAGAAGATTTAAACAAGGCTTTAGAATACTTAACTAGAGAAATTACACATGTTAAAAATCGTACATTATGATCAAAGGCGTTAAAACAACAGATATACAGGAAGTTGACATAGTCGTTAGAGAGATTAAGAATGCTCCTACTAATTACGATAAGACAGAAAGAGTGTTAATAATAGATGCTGATAGCATTATGTATTTTTCATCACACTTTCCTGAAGACTCTCTGATGGAGTTTCCAACAGAAGAAGATAGAATAGAAGAAGCTAAGTATAGAACTAGAACTAAGTTGCATGAAATATTTAATAATGTGGAAGAGTTTTACAACATAAAACAGAGCTTTATATTTATAAGAGGTCGTAGCAACTTTAGATATAAGTTATTTCCTGACTATAAATCTAATAGAAAGCAAAAAGATCCATTGATTCCAATAATCTCATCTTATATGCTAGAAGAGCTCAGTGCTATACCATCTATAGGGGCAGAAGCAGATGACTATGTTTACAATGCTGTGCAATTAAGTAAAGGTAATTGTGTTGTAGCAGCTATAGATAAAGATGTATTTTATAATTGTCCTGATGTACCTTTCTATAATTATAGAAGTCACGGTAATACTTCAGGAGAGTTTAAGCATATATCTAAGGAAGAAAGTAGACTAGCTATAGCAGCCCAAGTGGTGATAGGAGATAGTGGTGATGGGATTCCAGGAGCTTATGGAGTTGGTAAAGCTTGGTGTAGAGATAACATGCATATAGGTATGACAGACTATCAGTTTACCAAAGCTATACTTAAAGCCTATTTAAAGTCATGCGGTGGTAATGGTCAAATAGCCAAACAGCAAGCAAGATTATATTACAGCGTACTAAAGTTGTACACACAAGAAGAATTAAAAACAATTAAAGACAGCCAATGAAAAAAACAATAACAAGTATATTTATGGTACCCACTCTGAATGTGCCAAAAGATGTATTGCTAGATAATGGATTTTTAAATGCTTATGTTGGAGATGTAGATAAAGATATAGAGTATGAAAACTCTGTATATCTTTTATTCTTACCTGAAGACATACTCAAATTTAGGGAGTTTCTAGACGATGAATATGAACGAACTACAACTATTATTGAAGACTATGATTATCTTAATGGATATGTAGTTATAGTGTATAAACTTAATATGAAATGGGAGACAAACTTTGATCTAATCAGACAAGGTAGGTATTCTGAAACAACTGATGACTTTCAGAAGTTATTCAGAAAAGTTATAAAGATTAAGAAGAATGGACTTCATAGAGATGAACTATCATTACAATATAGGATATTTAACAAAACTGAAGATATGATTGAATATTGGCAGGATAAGTTAGGTATAGATTGGGATGATAATTTTGAAGTCTGGGATGGGTATGATATTGCAAAGGAAACATTAAACATTAAATTAATAACAAAAACTGAACTAGTATGAAAACAATTGAAATTTTAAGAGAAAACAAGAAAGCTGCAAACTATATTAAAGAATGGTTTCTAGATAAATTAGCAACTAATATAAAGAACTTTAAACGTGATGAAAGTTTTAAGGAACTTATGTCTAATACAACAGTTACTGATGAGCAAATAGATACCATTATATCAGAAGCTCCTAGAAACTTACTAGATTTACTAGATGATAAAGGTGTACTGATCACTATAGTTGCAAAAGATGAAAGTTTTTCAGGTAATATATACAACGCTCGTACAGAAGAACAATTTGATATTGATAAACACACTACTAGAAAAGAATTTGATGTATCTGCATTACAAAAAGCTTTACCTATACTTGAAGAAAACCTTGCAGCTGCTGAAGATCAAGGGGTTATAGAAGATGAAAAAAAAGAAGATGAATAATGAGAACAATTGGAAAAATTATAGTAGATTTACTGTCCGATAATCAAGTTTCAGCTGAAGAAGCTGAGATGCTAATCACACACCTTTCAGACAAAAAAGAACCCTTAGGTATATCACCTGAGAGGACTTCTAGTCCCTATTGGTATCAAACAACAACATAATCATGAGAACAATAAAAGAATTTAATCACTCTTATGAGTTAATTTGTGATGGTGGAGGGCTTGTAATAGATGTTCCATCTGTAGTACAGTTTTAAACGTAGCATTTTCTGACTTTTTAAAAGTGGAAGGTTTTAGATACAAACAAGTATCAA